AGTCAGCCAGTGCAGGGCGTAAAATTTGCTCCCACACCGCTGGCTTCATATCTGCATACTCATCAAGTACCAGAAACTTTAGCGAAACACCCCGCATCGTTTCAGGGCGATCAGCACCTTTGAGACTAATAGTTGCCCCATTGATAAGCTTAATCTGCAAGTTGTTAATGTGGCTACCTGTAATGACAGAGTGACCAACCTCAAGCAGGACTTGCCACATGATATCACGAGCTTGACCTTGCGTAGGAGCAACATAGAATACATGACCTCTCTCGCTTTGTAGCGCTTCAACTATTAAACGGTAAGCCGCCAATCGACTCTTACCTGTACGCCGACCAGCCGCTACCACATGGAAACGAGTCTCGTCAGCCCATACCTTCTTTTGCCAAGGTAGTAGCTCAATCTTTAAATCACTCAATGCCTTTTAGGTAAACGGTCTTTTTACCTTCCTTAACAGCGCGGAGCACTTGGTTGTTATTCTCACCCTCTTCGAATGAACAGTGAACCCAACCTGAGTTCGGCTGACCATCTTCGTAAAACTCTAGGATGAGTTGTTTGAAAGTAAGGTTATCAATAATCCACTTAGCTAGTTGTTTGTTGTCAAAACCTGGAACCTCGAAGTCAGCCGCACAACCCTTACAGTGGTCGCTTGTAGCACTCCCACCAATCGCCCTGTTTAACTCAGGGGATCGATAACCACTGGTGATGGTAACAGCCCCATGTGAGTTCCTGACCTTCTGTAACACCATGTCGCACAGTGTGGTCAAATTGCTTAACACCTCATTGCTTGGTGTGTTGTCAATGCTCTTGCGAATTGCTGTATCACTTTTAGTTAACTCAGAGAGGCTAAAGTTTTTGCTTAGTTTCATTTAAATTTCTTTTCTAGTACTTTTTCGAGAAGACCTCGGAGTCCATAAATAACCACAACCATACCGATAATGATATAGCGATACCATTCAGGCATCTGGGCGATAACATTAAACCCAGCTAAAGCATGTTGCTCCATGCCAGGTATAAATGACATAATCATTGGCGCTAAGAAGATGATAAGGATAAACTCATCCTTCCAACTCTTAGTCATCTGTTCCATTGCTAGGCGGTCTAGGTCGTAGTTTTGAGTTTGCCCTGCCTCAGCCATCTTGGTGAGTGCAGTGGCTTTAGCAACCTTGATGTCGGAGTCGGCTTTAATCTCGACTAACTTAGCCTCAAGGTTTGCCTCTGTTTGCTTTTGCTTACCCTCTAACCATGTACCGCCTAAAGAGAGTAAAGAGGTAATAACAGGTATCATCGGAATAAATTCTCAAAAAAGTTTAACTCTTTATCTGGCTCAAGGGAAACTGGTTCTTCAACCACTGGCTCTTCTATCGCCGTTCCGAATAAAGCGGGGTCAACGTACAAAGAGTTATCTTGAATCAAAAACTTATAATCTTCGTACTCTTCAGGAGAGAACAATGATTTGTTAGTCCCCTTACCTTTATAGTAGCTGCGCCCCTCTTGTAAGTTACGCTGTGCCCCTCCTACGGGATTAACATATTGTTCATTGGCTATGACGGGGAAGGAAGCCCACTCTTGTGCTATGTTACGAGCAAACTCTTCAGGTGGCATCTCTCCACGCTCATAAGCGCCATAACCCCTGTAATCTAGTAGCTTGTTGCCCATCCTCTCTTGTAGCTCAGGCGTAAACTTATCTGTGTTTTTTAACCCCATGTTCTTCATTAACATGCGGATTGTATCTGGTTTAAACTGATAGGCTCCAGCGGCTTTGTCAGCATTTTTTTTCTGATAAGCAACTAACTCCCTCAAGGTCATGTTAGTTAGTTTTCTATCACTGTCGGGCTTATCACGGGCAAGTATGTTGTAATTACCACCGTATGATTCTTTTTCTTTGATTAACTCTAGTAGATTATTTCTCATATATATCCTCGGCATCGACAATATTGTCACCGTCATCAGCGATTGTGACTGACTCCCCAACCCCACTGATGGTGATGTTAACAGAAGGGCGACTGCTACCACCTTTGTCCTTATCAAAGTAGGACATAGGAAGCATTCTATCGACCAATAGTTTCCACGCTGCTGCTTGGTTTTTATGCTCATCATCTAACGCTGCATCCAAAATTGAGTCTAACACCTTACGGCTCTTGGGGCTATTCATCAACCTAGCCTTAAACTCTTCAATTGCGCTTGCATCCCCTTTAGGTCTTCCTACGGGTTGCTTACGGGCTTTCGCTAATGATGACTTTGTGGGTCTTCCTCTTTTTTTCGCTTGAGGGGTTTTCGCTTCGCTCATCGCTTGAGGGTTTTCCATGACTGGTTCCTTACTATATAGACCACTTGAGTACTTACCTATATAGGGCTATATAGTTATTTACTCAAGCGTTTTATATAACTATATAAACTATGAACCTCAAGGGATTTAAACCCCTTATCGTCATACCCTATATAGTGGCTATTATAGCATACTTTTTCCATTTTGTCAAGTGTTTTCTTCACTTTTTTAACATTTATTTTTAGGTGTTGCTTGAGGGCAACATTACTGTTCTGTCGCAATCGACCTCGACAGGCGACAATTCCTTTACTCTGTCCCTAATTAAATCTTTGAGGTTTGGTTAATCTCTTTTGTAATCAGTTGTTTAGGTGTTATAGTCTATATAGGAATGATTCTCATTTAGGTTCTAATTTAGCCTTATTTTGTATCTAGCTTTTCATATTAGCCTTATTTTGTATCTGGGTGGGTACAGCTTTATTTGTCATCATAGCTAGCCCCCCCCCGTCCCTGTCTTTAATCTGTCCCTAATTAGACCTGGCACGATTCTTGCATGGGGTTGCAATCTGTCCCTAATTAAACTATACAGACCTGGCACGATTCTTGCATGGGTATGTCTATGCGGTACGCTATACAGCCACCAAAGCCACCACAAACAACCATACACAAAACCTATCAAGATGCTGCACATCATATAAAAATACAATTGGACAAAGCGCTAGGCTATGCTATCATTGATACATCAACAACAACCAGGGGTTAACAATGAACAAGCAACAGCAACACATCATTAACACATTAATACAGCCACACATTAACAATGGCAACAAAGACCAGGCAAAGCGCATGATTGATACCCTCATTCGTAGCGCTAGATCAAGCAAAGCAAAACAAGCGCTACAAGCGTTCAAAGCAAACCTAGGGTAAATACCTATTGATAAGGGGTTTAATAGCCCCTATCATCAAACCATCAACAACAACCAAGGGGTTAACCATGAAACAATTTAAGACAATCCATATTAGCGTTATGACGGGTAAACTTGACGGTTTACGCGCTATCAGTACAAACACTACAACGAACCCGTTCTGTATCAAGCAAAATGCAAGCGGTAAAGCGGACAACATCTGCACCAAGTGTTACAGTCACACCATGTTAAACACGTATCGTAAGAATATGGCACCAGCGCTTGAGCGCAACAGCGTGGCCTTGTCTACACGGGTTATTATGGGTGATGACATTCCCCGATTGAATGATGCCTATTTTAGACTAGACGCACACGGCGAGCTAATCAATACGCTGCATTTAGAAAACCTATTACGCATAGCTAGGGCAAACCCGCAAACGACAATCACGCTATGGACTAAGCGCAAAGATATTGTGAATAAGGTTTTAGACGTTATCCCCAAGCCTAGCAACATGATATTAGTATTTTCGAATAGCAAGATCGGGACAATATTAGATCAAGCCCCTAGACACTTTGATAAGACGTTTAACAATGTTTTGGTCACCGAGCATACAGATCGACAAAACTGCACTGGTCAAAAGTGTATGGATTGTCTAAAATGCTACACGCACAACGATACAGTGGCTATTGTGGAAGCCGTTAAAAAATACTAAGGGGGGGTTGTATGTTAAAATTTATTCTTGAGGGTATCGCATACTCTGTTATCTTTGCCAGTATGCTTACACTAATGCTTGCATACTTTGATGTTTTGTAACGTGTTGCTAAAATGCTGCACAATTGACTAAGGGGAAATTATGACAGTAGATTATTTTACCTATGATGTAGCGGAACACTGGGTGTGCGCTATTGAATACGGAGACTATTCGGCATTAGATGATGAGGAAATTCCTCTGTTGGAAGAATTCCTAGACAACTTACCGAGTAACGCTATAGGTTGGGACTGGAGTGATAATTCGCGCTTTGTTCATGATGATGTTAGCGGACTACTGGCGGACTGTTTAGAGGGTAAACTATACATAAAGGGGAAATTATGATTGTTTTAAGTTTATACGATTACACTGGCGAAGCTGTCAAACCGTGGGCTAATGCGGGTTATGAGTGTTTTTGCTATGACATACAACACACGGGCGAAACCGTAGATTATCCTAGTGGCGGGCGCATACACTATGTACATGCGGACTTACACAGGCTAAAGACAATAACCGATCTATACCAAGAGTTTAGGTTCAAGCCTGTTGTATTCGGTATGGGGTTTCCTGTATGCACTGATCTTGCGGTATCGGGAGCGGGACACTTTAAACGTAAGAGGGATAAAAATCCAGGTTTTCAGGAAGAGGCAACAGAGCATGCTAAACGGGTCGGTTGGTTGTTCGATTCGTTGGGCTGCCCCTACTTTGTGGAAAACCCTGTGAGCGTCTTAGCTACCCTGTGGCGTAAACCCAATCACTCTTTCCAACCCTATCAATATGGTGGTTATATTCCAGAATCTGAGGCAAACCATCCTAGATACCCTGATTACATAGCACCTAGGGATGCATACAGTAAAAAAACATGCTTATGGACTGGTAACGGGTTTAAAATGCCTGTACAATTGCCCGTGCTATGTGAATCGTTGGGTAATAGCACTCAGTACCGAAAACTAGGGGGTAAGAGTGAAAAAACTAAAAACATCCGTAGCGCTACACCGAGGGGCTTTGCCTTGGGGGTATTTGAAGCAAACAAGGGGTTTTCATGCTAAAAGCAACATACATAAACGCCGAAGACGGGATATGCGCTACTGTCACCAAAGTGACTAAGGGTTTCGCCGTAACCTTGATTGACGCCGACAGTGAGAGTATAGTCGGCACTAGGGTTTACGATAACGTTGACCAGGCGAGGGTTTGGGCATTAGAATTTATTAAAGGGGTTAAACATGATTGACCAGGCGCAACACCACATTGACGAAGCTACACGGCTGATTAAACGGGCGATTGTGACTGATACCCTTATGGGCGACAATCAGGCGCAATATGTGGCCTTTCTAGACTTATGGGAAAGCCTATATGATCTAGACCGACTGATAAAGAATTGGGACGAAGACGAAGACGCGGTAAAACGAAACCTACTATTAGATGACGACGAATAGAGCGTTAAGCATCGGCGATTATGTCGCCTTTGCCTAGGGCTTTTCCTAGGTTATCGGAGCTATACAATGAAATTAGACCAACTACTACTCAACAGCGGTGGCAAATTTATCACGGTTACCTTCACCAAGAAAGACGGAACCCTACGAACCCTTACTGGGCGACTAGGTGTTACCAAGCATTTAAAGGGCGGTGTAAGCACTTTAAACCCTGACCAGTACGTCACCATCTACGACGTTCAAAACAGCGGCTACAGGGCTGTAAATCGATCTACAATCCAGTCGGTGACGTTTGAGGGGGTAACACATGAGTAATTGGGTGTTATCGTTAGCGGTAGCGGCTGCCTTGTCGCTATCTCATTATCTGAACTAGGGGTTTTTATGGTATCGAATAAATTGGTAGTTTCAGGCCACAACGACGGGGTTCTGTTGATCGAATTGACTTACAATGGTTTATTAGACTTTGAGCAAATTGATAAGATATGCGAAACACTACGGCAACCACTTAATGACATGGGTGAGCGTGTGACGTTTAATATCTCTATCATTGACGACAATTTTTAAGGGGTTACCATGAAGAAGTACAGAGTAATAGTGCGTAAGTGTGTCTACTACTACGCCGATATTGAGATGCAAAGCGACGGTGTAACAGATGATGACGTATTTGAAGATGCGTTTATAGCTATGGAAGATGTAGACGCTGCCTCTCTCATTGAAGACGACGACGAGCTTGAAATCCTAGGTGTTCAGGATGTAGGCACTGGTAGATATCTCAATTTATACGAGGTTAGTGTATAATGTACGAGATTAGAACTATTTATTCTAATTTGATCGTATACCGCACTACTGTGAGAGATAATGCTGTATACTGGTTAGAGTGTAATAACCAGGAAGGGATGTTTAAATTGGTAAGGGTAAAAAAGAATGATAGCTAGTATCAGAACCTGGTGCGAAGAGCATTTATCGCTTAACGCGCTGCTTAAATTAATGGGGGTGATTGAATGAGATGTAATTGCTGTAATGTCGTGTTAACACCATTTGAGAGCACGATAAAGAGAGTTAGTGACAATTCGTATGTAGATATGTGCGAGAAGTGTTTCAGCTACATAGCTGATGAGGTTAAAGTGTTAACCCGTGAAGACTTAAGGGCTGAAGTTGGCACGGATGTTGCTAACTATATAGACTATGAAGATAAGAAAGGTATTTATGACTAAGACACTTGAGGGGGATAATAGAGAAGATACACTTGAGGGCTATATAGGGATACAAGCGGAGGCATCGTTGTACTACACCTTAACTGATGCTCATGAGTTGATTCAAGCGATAGGTTTAAAGGATTTTCTCGAAGCCCTCTACAATGAGAAACAAGGGAGGCTGCTTACAATCGAAGAGCAAGAGGCGATGCAGGTGTTACATGACAGATGGGAGTTGTAATGGCATTCAAGAAGATACATCAACCATGCCCCGACTGCGGAGGTACTGACCCACTAGCTGTTAACCAAGATGGCAGTACCAAGTGCTTCAACTGCGGGACGTACAGGAGGGACGAGGCGACGATAGAACCCTCTACCCATACCCATGTATACACCGAGGCAAAGAAACCCGTTGTAGCCCGTTCTGATGCGTTTATAAGTGGTTTTCCAGCTCGACGGTTGACCACTAGCACCATGCGTACCTACGAGGTGGAGCAAACCAACGATGGTGAGGTGTTATTTCCCTATCACGACAAGACAGGGGAGGCTGTCGCTATTAAGGTGAGGGGTGTTGACAAGACATTCAAGGTCGAGGGTGACTGGAAGGGTTCGACGCTGTTCGGTCAAAGTCGTTTCCACAAGGGTGGTAAGGTGGTCACGTTGACAGAGGGTGAGTTCGATGCCTTGGCTGTCCATCAGATGACGAGTCTCCCCGCTGTTAGTGTGCGCTCAGGTGCTCAGGGTGCGTTAGCCGACTGTAAGGCAGCGTTCGAGTGGATTGACTCATTCGACAAGGTGATTATTTGCTTTGACAACGATGAGCCAGGAAAGGAGGCAACACAGAAGGTAGCTGAGTTGTTTGGGTCGAAGGCGTGTATGTTTAAACACATCACCGACTACAAGGATGCTTGCGACTGGTTAACGCACAAGAGTGAGGTGCAGTTTAATGACTCATGGAAGAATGCTGAGGCGTACAAGCCAGAGGGCATCGTTACCGTCACAGATATTAAACAGCGGTTGTTAGCCCCGCCAGTAGCAGGTGTGCCGTGGTGCTTTGATACCCTCACTGAGGTGACGTATGGTAGACGTAAGGGAGAGTTGTATGCTTTCGGTGCTGGTGTTGGGGTCGGTAAGACTGACGTGTTTACTCAACAGATTGCCTATGACATTGACAAGTTGG